GAATTTTGAGAGATTCATTATCTAATTCTGTATCATCAATTTGACTGTCACTGGACCATGATTCTTGTATTTCTTCTAATTTCATCAAACCTCATAATTAATGTTCTCCAATCAATCGTTCTACTTTATATATTGTGTACGCAAATGTAGCATCTGCGGTAATGTAATCTACTTCTGTTACAGAAGAATCCATCTGTATACCAGATAAAGTCACTGGCCATAGATCTTGAAAAGTTACTTTGATTTGTGCGTTTTTATGACTGGTCAAGATCATAAGAATACCATCAGAGTATTTGTTTCCTCTTGGTTTTACACCTGAATTTTCTTTTGCTAACTTAACATATTCTTCTTGACTGTTTGGATATCCTAGACCAAAAATCCACTCTTTCATTTCAAGCCAATTCTGTAATTCTTCATCAACAACAAATCTTATTGTCAATTCTTCAAATAAAATTTTATCACCTGGTGTTGGTATATCTCTAAATGGGTTTGGTTGAGTTGCTTCTCCAAGCGTGAGACCAGGAAGTGTAGCAGATTGACAGAAAAAATTAACATTTGGAAGTTTATCAACTTCAAATTTAAACCCTACTGGGTTGAAGTAATTAAAGTTTTCTGGTTGATTTGAGAATGTTGACATAATTTTTCGTAAGTAATACTTTGTATGTTTTCAAGTTCTGGTCCATAATCTATAACTCTTCTTATATTTATATTCGGATATATCGATGGTAATTGATTAAACAAATAAATCCATCCTTGCTCTTCATGATGTGGTGTATCAGGTGAATAATAACCAGTAGTGTTATCATAAAGATTATTTCGATCACCAAATATATCAAAACCTATCATGTATATTTCCTCATTAGAATATAATTCACACGCTAATCTACATGCATTATATCCTGTGTTATACATCCTATTATTGTCGGACCAGGTAGTAAATTTTATTTTATTAGTCTTAGGGATCCATGATAAAAATGTTTTATTCTCTGTGCCATGAACTATAAATTCTATCGAATCATTTTTTTCGTTTTCGATTAAATTTTCAAAACCCATTTTAATGTCATGATATAATTCTTCAGGTAAAAATTGAATTTCACCTTGCAAAATATAAGTTTCATTTGTATTTGTATATTGACTTGAAATTATTTCGTGAAGAACTTCGCAATCATTAGTAAACAAATGATCAGGAGTAAAATCTCTGTAAAGAGCATTACATCCAATAATTTTACCATGTTGTTTGAGAATATTTAGATTAACGTTTTTTCGTGAGGTACCATTGCCAATTACAAATATCATTTTTCAACCAACTTTTTCGGTGATTTTTCCATCCGGATTTTGAAAAGGGTATTTTTGTTTGGGATCACCGAGTTTTTCATATAAAAAAAGGGGACCCTCGTGAGATGGATCCCCTTTCAACTATAACTTAATGTACAAGAAAAATTACATCAAGTTATTTACACGTACAAGTCTGTAGTAGACGTTACTCTGTACAGATGATGTATCGTCACCACCGATATCAAAAGCCGCAACCGAACCTCTGGCTGTTGAACCTTGGGCGAATGGATTTCTGACCATGCCATAGCGAGTCTTAAATCCGATTTTTGGTTGAAATGTATTAGTATCAACCGCACGTACCATCTGCAACGGAACGTATGGGCAATAGAAGATACCAGCATCGTATGCTGAAGAACCTTTATAACCTACTACGAACCAGTTTGTAGAACTGGAAACTGCATATGGATCGATGTATACTCTATAGCGACCATTAAGAACACCAACAAATGTATTGCCTGTGTCATCTGGGCTAATGTTATTGCTATCAAGAGCAGGTGTGTAGTCAAGAACACCAGCCATTTGAAGTGCAGAAGCAACATCAGAAGAAGTAATGATGATATTACCTTTACCTCTACGTGTGTCTTTTGCGATAGCATTTGCTTCACGCTCAATCTGGAACATGAGACCTTTGAATTTCTCAACTGACCAACGACCATTAGAGTCTGTGTCAAGGTCAAAGATACCAGCGGCGGTTGTGTTATGTTGTGCGCCAATTTTGGCTTCACCGTAGATCTTACGTACAACTTCTCTATTGATTTCAGCAAGAATTTCTGCTGAGAGAATGTTGGAAAGTTCTGTTTCAGCATCAAGACCGTGAACGGCTTTAAGATCCTGAGCAACTTCCATTGTGTAGTCTGCCTTCAATGCTCTTGATCTAGCAGTTACACTCAACTTCTCAATACTGAATGACATATTTTGTGGTGTCAAACCTTCGGCTTGTGCCGTAGTCATAGCACCACCAGTGTCAAGATATGAAGTGTTACCAGCACCGCCACCTGTGGCAGAACCGTTAGCAACAATCATAAGACCTGGATTTAATGAAGTCGTATCAGTAGTATTTGTGTTACCAGAATATGCTGGTGTTACTTCATCGTAGAATGTTTCTGTTTGTGATCCAGAACCTCTCTTAGATCTCATTGCGAAAATAAGACCAGTAGGACCTGTCATTGGTTGCACACCACAAATGTCATATGCAATCAAGTTAGGCATTGCTCTTCTTACGAGAGAGATGAGAATTGGGTCAAATTTTGCAACGTGACCGCCACCACCCATTGTATGGGCGGCAGGTGTATCTGGCATAGTACCAGCACCAAGACCTGCTTCTGTCAAGAAGTTTTGTGAAGACAGAACTTCGTTATCCATGTTCTGTGCTTTTTCTTGGTTTTCTAACAAGAGAGTTGTTACTGCTCTCTTGTATGGGTCCTTGATCTGCCCAAGATCTGGGTGCTCAAGAATTGGACCCCATTTTTTTTGTAGTTGTTCAGACAAATACATATTTACTTTCTCCTATAGGGTGCGTTAGGATTATTTTTTAATTGTTCTTGAGATAGCCGAACTATACCATTTCATAGTGTCAGACATTTCTGCCGTCTCTTCAACTTCTTTGGCTTCCTCTTCAGTTAATACTTCAGGTTGTGAATCATCATTTGTAGATGCTTCTTCTGTAGCAACTGAACCTTTAGCAGGAAAATAATTTTCTTTAATTACCTGCAATTTTTCTGCATACTCATCTTCAGTATCAAAGTCTACACTTTCTGCGAGTTTTTGCATTTTTTCTACTTGAACATCTGTAAGATCTTCGGAAATATTTGCGATAGCCTCAAACTTTTTATACTCTTTAAGTTCACTTTGCATATCTACATTCTTTTCCATCTCTTTGTTCAAGGATTCTTCAAGGTCTTCAACCTTAGCAAAAAGATCGTCAACAAGATCAACCTTTTCTTCTGGAATGTCGATATAATGTTCGACAAAAAGATTTTTAAGACCGACCATGAAATCTTCAACAATCTCGGAACGAATTCCTTTTTCGATTGCTAATTCATTCTCTTGCATCCACTCTTTGACAACATAGTTCAAGTAGTCATCGACTTTCTTGACCATTTCTTCTCTTGTCTCAAGAATGGTTTCTTCTAACTGAGTTTTGTATTGCTCTTCAAGAGTTTCTACTCTTTGGTTAACCTCTTCGTTTACCTTTGCAAATACGGCGGCTTCAAAAATTGTGGCCGCTTTTTCCTTGAATTCTTCGGACAACTCTTCACCTTGAATCAAAGCCTCAACATCAGATTTAACATCGATTTGATACTCTTTCTTCAATTCGTCAAGTTCGTCCTCAGAAAGAACCTGATTATTTTCAGTCTCTTCTGTTTCTTCACCTGATTCTTCTTCAGAAAGTGCCTTACGTACTTCTTCAATCGAATCTTTGTCCATCTCTTGTAATAGGTCATAGATATCTTTGATCATGCCCATTCTAGTTGCTGACTCTGACATTTTTCCTGACTTTGCTTTACCTACGCTTGATGCGTAGTTAGGTTTAGTTGTTGATTTGCCACCGTCTTCTGCACCACTTACGGTAGGATCTGCTCCTACACTTTGAGCGCCTTGATCAGCCGCCAAAGTTGGCATAGAATCTTGTGGACTATTTTTATCTAAAGATCTCTTGGCGGCTTGAACGCCAGTTGCTTTAGTATTTGTTTGATCTGTAGATGATTGACTTTGACCAGGTGCTGATAACTCTTCTAATTCTACCTGATTGTCTTCTGAAACCTGAACTTCAGTTTCTTTTTGCACTTCTTGCTCCTGCTCCAGAATTTCTTTCTTTGACATAGAAACTCCTATATTTTTTGAGAAAATCTCTGTTTATATTTATAATACCTAAAGTTTAGAAAGAAAAGAATTAAATGCTTTCAACTTGTTACTGTCAAGATTAGAAGCAGGACTTCTCTTAATACTTTCTTTAATCTTTGCGATAGTGGCTTCTTTAACCACACCATTATCCCAAATCCACTCTTTACCTTCCATAATACCATCAACAAACGCA